GTAACATATCTTAACGAACTTCCTGTAAATGTACCAACCTGTAATGCTTCGTCATTTATATTTTTAAAATATCCATTTGAATTATTTGTTGACTTATTACTTTGCACCCAAGTTGCACCAATATCACCAACAACAATTTTTGCAAATTTGCTTAGATAAAAATTATTGATATTTGTGTTTTGTAGTAAAGGCGTTATTGTATTTTCTACAATACCTTCTACATCTGTTCTAGTAGTAAAATTAAAACTTGTAACTTCATCTTTATCTTCTTTGTAAATTACACCATCATTACCATATATGTTTGTACTTGAATATTTTCCTGTTGAGTCTATTAGATCAAAGTATCTTGAAATACCGCTGGAAGTTCTGTTGACTGATTTTACCTTTATAATTTCCTGTGAAACACTTAACGGACTTACTTGATAATCTTCACCAGTAACCATTCTGTTTTGTGTGTAGTAAGTAGCAGGTGCATTATTTTTAATGCTTTCATTTGTTTCACTTATTGATGCATTATCAACAGTGTACTTTAATTCCATGTCAATTGTTAAAGTTTCACCTACACCGTTTCTACTAGTGTAAGGAATAGTAACTGTTATGCCAATTAAATCATCTGGCTGAATTGCAAAACTTCTATTTTGTGATGTTCTATAATAAACTCTAAAATTACCTTGAGGTAAATTTCCAAATGTGCCGTCAGCAAAAATTAAACTTACTCTGTCTTCAACTCTGCTTAAAACACTGTAAATATTTTTTATTCTTTTGTTTACACTATTGTAAATTACGTTGTTACCTTCAACTGCATCAACTTTAGTCCATAGTTGACTTTCAGCACCGTTGTTATCTAATTTGTACAACCAAACATCACTGTCATTTACGTTTGTTGCGTCTAATTGAACAACTTGATTAGATCCAGGATTAGTAATTTGGAAACCACCTTGATCTAAAGCACCTTGTCTAAATGAACAAAAATATCCTGTGTTTGAACTTCCATTGCCTTTGCCATCTTCTCTATATAAAAATGCTAATCTATTTCCAGGCAATGGTGCTTCTTCTGTAATCTTACCTGTGCCTATGTCTGAACTAACAACTTCGAATATTGTACTTTTGCCGTCTACAGTTTTTGTGAAACTGTAAACAGGTACATCTGCGTTTGTGGCATTGAATCGATACTGCTGAACAGTTATACCGTTGACTGTATCTGATTTTACCGGTTTGCCTATGATTCCATTTTGTGGTAGGGCGGCATTAAGTACTTTTCTAAACTGTTCTGACCAGTTAGTATTTGCAGGATCATTCCATACCACAGTCTGACCTGCAAGGTTTACATTGTTACTATCGAAAATTTCTTCAGTAGTTGCTACTGACTCAAATTTAAGTAATCCGTTTGCTGGTTGATTACGTTTTGGATTGTAAGAAAGCAATCTTGCTAGACGGAGAACTGACTCTCTACGTTCTGCAAGTTCCAGGTAATTTTCTCTAGCATTCAAGTCAACTCTAAATGCAATGTTTTGACCTAAGAAAGCAATAAGGTCAATCAAAGCGAGATATTCACTTGATTCAATGTAATCGTTAAAATCCTCAGGATAGTTAGTTCTGAGGTAATTGATCATTGTTCTACGTAAATTGTCAAAGTCGTAACTCTGAAAATCTGCGTTTCTAAAAGACTGATAAACACGTTTCCAGTCTTCTGCTAACAATAATCTATTTTGTCTATATGTTGTCGACATACTGCTTCCTTACTATTTGTATTTACCTGAAACCATTATCTGCGTACTTAATTCTATGATATAAACCCTGCATTCTGATCAAATGTCAAAAGCAATGATTCTGATATGTTGTACGGTAGATAAGTCAGTGAAACACTAATTTGTAAGCCACTTTCATATTGATCAATAGTAACATTATTAACAGTCACTCTTGGATCATAGTTTACTATCTCTGTAACGTTTTCTGCAATGGCTTCCTTTAAATCTTCTGTTAGGGGTTCATATAAAGCGTCCCATACGATTGTTCCAAATTCTGGATTCTCTAATTTTTCCCCTTGTCTAATATGAAATAGATTAATAATGTCTTGTTTAATAAGTGCAAGATCATACAAATTAAATCCGTTTGCATTAGGATCAACTGTGCTTATACCACGATAAGCACGACTTTGCACAGGTGGCTTTTGGCGTTTTGCTGTTTGCACCTTAACTGTTTTTATTACATCTTTTTCCTGTGTACTCATAGTAATATTTATTGTCCTTTCTTGAACGTATCCACTGTTAAGGCAACTGTTTGTGCCGGTAATTCTTCTGGTTCTGTTCTATCTGTTTTAGTATCAACAAACACTGTTGGATCCATGCTTTCATGATGCGTCCAAGGCTCATGTTGCGGTAAGCGTTTGGAAAGCGAAGCGTCCGCGATAGCGGTAGCGACATCGGGAAAACGCGGTGTATAGCCGCTGGCGGCTTGCGGTAACTTATGTGTAGACAACGGAGTTGTAGCGGTAGCGGTAGCGGCTTGTGGGCCATTCATATGGATCTCTGTTGCTGTTTCAGTATGATTCTCGCCGCTGAGTATGTCTGTTGTTTTACCTGCTGTAAATTTGTTTGCTCCTGTTGTGTTTATGTCTAAGTTTCCAAGTGTAGTAATTGTGTTGTCAACTGCCACGTAGGCTCGTAAACTCGCCGCAGTGTCAAGATTAATATTAGAGGCGGTCTTTAAATTAAATTCTCTTCCCGCTTGAAAATTGATATCTCTGTCTGCTGTAAAGTTTAGATCATTTTCAGTATGCACACTTATACTATCACGTGCATATATGTCTATCTTACCGTTTGAACTTAATTCTATCCAACTAGTACCACTTGCGTTGCCTATGTATATAAGGTCCTCGGTGTTGTGCATCAGTATCTGATGACCTGTGCGTGTACGCAGTCTTATGCTTTCACCCATTGGCAAACCAACTTTGCCGTCCTTGTCTCCTGCTTCTACACTAGCATATTCACTTTTTGTGTTTCTTGCACTGCCCTTACGTAAAAACTTATCATCACCATCATCAAATACCAAACTTGATCCGCCCAATCTCATTGAGTGTATCTGTGCCTTTGCTCCCTTAGGACCGTATGCTGTTTTAGGTGCTCCTGGACTCTTGTCCAATGGACCTGGTGTGCTTATGCCAAACACTGAACTAGGTGTTTCACGTCTTGCACTGCTTGATGTGATACCTCTTATCTCGTCCAACAATAATCCCTGTGAACTTAACACGGTGCTCTGTGGACTCACAGGCTTAATAAACTGTGTAGGATCTGCTGATCTACCCTTTTCAGTAAGTTTGTTGTATTCCGTTACTGGTAATTTTTTGCTGTTGTTTAATTCGTTGAATGTTGTGGCCGCATAGTTACCTGACGGTACCGCAAAGTTCATGTAATCATCTGGTACGCAACCTATCCAATAACCTTGGTTGATTGAACCTTCCACGAACACAACCATAACACGAGTGCCAACGTCTGGTGGTACAAACCACATACCGTAACTCATCTGTGAATTTGCGTAACCTTCGTTCTTGCTGTTTGCTCTGACAGTTGTTTGTCCGCCAAACAAACTTAGGTATCTCACGTGTAGGATCTGTCCTGCGGCTTCCTCATCATTACCTGATGTTGTGGTCTTTAGGATCTCAACCTCAAGGTCTCCCTTGCTCAATGGATCAAGATGTGAAATGATTCTTGCTATGTAGACTCCATGTCTACGACTCAACCCACCTGCATCAACTGTACGTTTTTCCTGTGCCATTATGTATTCAAGTCCTCATCTGTTATATCATTTACATCATCAAAAGTATCAACTTCAACTGCGTCTACTGAACCGTCCGCTTTAACTTCGTTACCAACTTTGTTTTCTTTTTTACCTTCTTGGTATGCGTTTGTGTCTGAATCACTTGCACTTACCTCCGTAAGTTGATTACGTCTACGCACCATTTGTAGTGTCTGTTTGAATACTCCACCTTGGAACACGTTTGTAACCTTAACAACCTGATACACTCCGGAGAATGCATTAACCTTTATGGTTGCTTCTGGAAACGTCATTATACCGTTCTTGCCAAAGTCAACTGGTGTTCGAAAGTTTACGTTTACGTCAACTTCACCATTCTGATGATTTATTGAACCGTCTGCATTTAAATTAATAGTTCCGGGTAAAGGTTCTGAATTGTAATTACCCATTCCACTGTCGGCAATGTAGTAAGGATCTCCCCATATTTCCATGTCCGCTGTTACTAGGTCTGACCCACTATCTATGATAGCATTGTGGAAACGTCTAGCCACTGCCATTTCTGGAGTCTCTGGTACAGCACCCGCGGAGTCTGATTTGTTTTCAATGTCTGGTAACGCACCTGATATTCCGTTGTCGGTTTCATTGGTGTTACCATCTGACTGCTTAAAGTTTGTATCGGAAACATCTTCAGCAGTACCAGATGTTTCAACCTTGTTTGTTCCTGCGTTATCTGTGTTTTTAGCAATACTTGTATAAAATGCAGTATTGATGTTGATGTCAAATGCAAGTACATCTTTGTTTGCACCTGTGTATATGTAATTGTATTCTTTAACACACTGCTTTTCTAATGACTCAACACCTTTTGCTGGTGCAGTAGGTGGAGCAAATTTAGAACTGTGTACCTTGTATGGCACTACTTTATATACATATACTCTTGGTGGTCTTCCTGATTTCTTTTCCTGTGCTTTGTTTGTGATGTTGTACACACTTGCTTCTATCTTAAACCAATCTTTAAATCCGTTTTCATCTGTTGGTGCATTGTGTCCTATGCTCTGTCCATAGTCACTCATGATTACCAACTCTTCTAACATTTTTTGTATTGTCATTCCCTGTGGAAATTTTATTTCCATATTTTTTCCAGGAATAATTTTAATCTTTCCTCTTTCAAAAATACCTTGTTCTTCATTATAGGTAAACTTTGCAAGACCAAAAGGTGCCGCACCCGCGGCTCCATATTCAAATCTTCCTTTTGCAATAGTGCCATTCCCAATCTTATTGATGTTTACTTTGGCAGTACCTCTTTGTTTGATTCCTTCAGATACCTTACTACGTAAAACTGTGTACCCTAATTGTGTGCTTAGGTATTCATCAAAGTTTGCAGGCACGTTGCCTTGTTCACCAGTGATTGAATACCATGCCTCTGCTGGATCTGTAGATGATATTGTTGCACTGTTTTGATCCGCAGGTGAACTAGAACCAACAGCATTTTTATTACTTGCTCTACTTCCTTCAGTTGGAAATAAAATAACATATTCATCTGGTTCAACTACATCACCTTTTTCTTTTTGTTCTAACAAGTGTGTGTTTAAAACTGTTGCGGCACTTTTTGCTCCGCTTTGGCAAAGTTCTTCAATGGTGTTTCCAGAGATTTGTAAATCAATTGGTAACTTTTGTACCTGATCACTAAATGCAACGTCATTCCAAGGAACACCTTTTACACTATAAACACTTCCAGATGCTTCAACACTGAAACCTGCATTAGTCCATTTGAAAGGCATAACTTTACGCATACCTAAACTGCTGTCAGGATATACTGGATCTCCGTTTGAATCCCAACCTTTAAATTCTATGATTAAAACATAAGGTGCTTGTAAGTAGTTGTCATGTCCTGCTTTTAATGAACACAGTTGCAGTGTTTGTAAAAACAATCCCATTGAATAAGGTTCATGAACTTCAAATTGAAAACTTGTTGCCTGTGTATTTCTACTTTTAGGATTGGGTGCAATAAAAGTTTGTATTTCTAAATTATCAATAAAGTATTCTAACTTAATACCGTTCTGTTCGTATGCTGTACGAGCCATTCCTTTTACACCACTAGTACCACCCGTCTTTAACAAAACGTTCTGAGGATCTTTGACTCTATATGTGCTATCAGGATTGTTTAGTTCATCATTTGTTAAACAGCCGATAGTGTAGACATAGTTGTAAGACGCAAATCTGTTTAATGGATTATTAAGTGGTAATGCTAAACCTGGAGTAATTTTTAATACTTTACTTTCTACTTCTTCTTTTTTAATTGGTTCAACATTGTCGCCATTCATTTTTTCAGCATCACCTGTTTTAGTAACAGTATTTTTGCTTTGACTTTCTACTGTACCTGTTGCATTTTTAGAACCACCAACAGTAATATTGTTTGACTGTAAGTTTGGATATACTCTATCACCAAACTCTCCAAACATTCCAAATTCAGGATAACCAAGAACTTCATCGTATGCAGAAGGCATTTCTACTTTAATAATATCACCTTCGACATTCTTGGTATTACGTATGTTTACATCGATTGGTACATTCCGAAATGCCATCTAAATCCCCAATAGTCTTTTTAATTTGTCTCCCTTAGGAAGAAATATTTTTACTCCTGATTCAAGGTCAAATACGGGGTCTTTGATTGTGTTCATGTTTCTTTGTGCAAATACCCACCACAGTTTAGGTGAGCCATATAAGTCATACGCAAGTAAATCTGGTCTATGATTATACTGTGGTGCAACTTCATATAACACATCATCTGCTTCTGCTGGTATAGGTCTAATAGCAAGTGTGTCTAAGTATCCATTGCCATACCTTGTATTCTTCCAAGGACTTGTATCTTTATAATAAGACTGTGGCATTAGATAAATCCTTTCTCTTGTGTTACATATTCACCGTTAACAAAATCAGTAAGACTAAATCCTTGTACATCTGTTCTGCTGTAGATAGG